CGAGGAGCTCGCGACCAGCGACCAGACGCTACTCATCGACCAGTGCAAGTACTTCGCCTTCAAGGTCGATGACGTCGACAAGCGCCAGGCCGCCGGCGAGATCCTGACCAAGGGCATGCAGCGCTCCGCCTACAAGATGAAGGACGCCGCCGACCAGTACGTCGCCGGCCTCTACGTGGGCGCCCACGCGACCAACGTCATCCCCACCGTGCACATCGCTGACGGCGACGCCGCCTACGAGCAGCTCATCGACCTGGGCGTGCTCCTCGACGAGGCCAACGTCTCCGAGGAGGGGCGCAACTGCATCGCGCCGCCGTGGTTCTTCGGCCTACTCGTGACCAGCAAGTACGCGACCAACGCCGCCTTCACGGCCGCGAACGCCGCGATCCAGAGCGGCCAGATCGGTCAGATCGCCGGCTTCATGATGCACAAGTCCAACAACGTGAAGATCATCACCGGCGACGACTACGCCGTGATGGCGCTGACCTCGGACGCGATCAGCTTTGCCGACCAGCTGAACGAGACCGAGGCGCAGCGCATGGAGAAGGAGTTCGCGGACATGGTCCGCGGCCTGCACCTCTACGGCGCGAAGGTGGTCGAACCCAAGGCCATGGCCGTGCTCAAGGCGAGCAAGACCGCCGTCGCCTGACCCCCCAACCCAAGCAAGGTAGCGATGAGCCGGGGCGGGGAGCTGGAGCGCTTCCTCGTCCCGGCTCTCTCACGAAGGAGAGAGCCCCCATGGCGAAGGCCACTGAGAAGACCAGCACCCTGACCGTGCGCGGCGAGGGCGGCGCTGTCTGGGAAGCCGACGACACCGGCTCGATCCGCGAGCTGATCGACGCCGGCCGCCTCACGCTCCTGAAGGGCACGAGGCAGGCGACTCGCAAGACGACGGAGCCTGAGGATCCGCCGGCCAGTGACGATGCCGCCGCCGGTGACGCCGGCGACGTCTGCCCGGGGGGCTGACCCGTGCCCTGGTACAAGCTGCCGCGCACGAACGGCCACCGCATCTGGTTCGACCACGAGCGCCCTGACCTCGAGAAGGACGAGGATCCGGGACCGGGTGCGAAGCCGACCGACAAGAAGACCGAACCCAAGGCCGCCAAGCCCGAGTGATGGCCGCTGCCTACGCGACAACCGCCGAACTCGCCGCCTGGCTCGGAACCGACGCGCCGCCGGACTCGGAGCGCCTGCTGTCCCGCGCCTCAGAGCTGCTCGACGCCACGGTCTACGTCGCCTACGCGGTTGATTCCGCGACGGGCCTGCCGGCGGATCCCGACGCTGCCGCCGCCCTCCGCGACGCCGCCTGCGCCCAAGTCGAGTTCTGGATCGAGGTCGGCGAGGTGCACGACCTCGACGGCGGTGCTGGCGGTCAGGTGAGCATCGGGGGCCTCTCGATGCGGCGCCCCGGCAGGCTCTCAGGTCGGGCGCTCGACCTACTTCGCACCGCCGGCCTCATGAGCCCGTGGAGGAGCACGTGATTCCGAGCGCCCTTCTGCGACAGAGCCTCACCATCCGGCCGCGCGCCGGTGAAGGGGCGAACGGCCCCCTTTACGGCGACCCCGTGGCCTACGCCGCCCGCATCGAGCCCAAGCGCCGTCAGGTGCGCGACGCCGCCGGAGGGGTCGTCATCAGCGACGCCGTCGCCTGGCTACGGCCCGGCGCAGCTGTAGCGGTCGGCGACCAAGCGATCGTCTTCAGCCGGACCCTCGCGGTGCTCGCCGTCGCCGAGGTCCAGGGCGTGAGGAGAACCGAGTTCCTCGAGGTGACGATCGGCGAGTCCGGCGGCGCGGGCGGGCCTCGGTGAGGCTGCCAGGACTCATAGTGCGCCGCGACGACCGCGCCGAGGCCAAGGCCGAGGTGCACGCAGCCGCGGGCGAGGCGCTCGAAGACGCCGCCAACGAGCTGCTCCAGGTAGCCAACCAGACGGTGCCCAAGGAAGAGGGCATCCTCGAAGGCTCCGGCGAGGTCAGCGTCGATGCGGCCGCGCTCAAGGCCCAGGTGAGCTACGGCGGCGAGGCCGAGGCCTACGCGGTCAAGCAGCACGAGGACACGACGCTGACTCACGACGGCGGTCGCCGCGCGAAGTGGCTTGAGATGGCGGCCAAGGAGAACGCCGCCCGGCTCGGCTTCACGATCTCGGTCGGCGTCAAGGAGCGGCTCGGATGATCTCGCGCGCGCTCGCCAAGTGGCTCGATGGCCACGCGCTCGTCGCCTACCGCGAAGGCGCTGGCGGCGACTGCTTCCTCGAACACCTGCCCGACGCACCGGATGAAGCCGTGCAGATCCTCTCGACCGGCGGCAATCCGCTGCCAGCCGCCGCGACCCGCGGCTACGACGAGCCCACCGTGCAGCTCATGCTGCGCGGCGCGCCGGGCGACCCCGTGACGCCGCTCGGGCGCGCCTGGTCCGCCTACGCGGCCCTCCAAGGCCTGCGCTACGTGACCCTCGACGAGGGCGGCGCGGACGAGGTGTTCCTCATCGTCTGCACCTCGCCGCAGACGGCGCCCGCGAGCGCCGGCACGGACGAGAAGGGCCGCTACCGCTTCACGCTCAACTTCGCCCTGCACGTCAGGGCCTTGACCGAACACCGCGACTGAACCGGAGGGAAGCAACGCCATGACAGGGACGCCCACCAAGGTCCTCTCGAGGGACTTCAAGATCTCCGTGAACACCGGCAGCGAGGCGGTGCCGGCCTGGACCCAGATCAAGGGGCTTGGCGACGACGGCATCGCCATCAGCCCGTCCTCGTCCGACGTCGACTTCTCGGACGCAAGCGACGGCGGCTGGGAGAAGCCGGTGATCATCCGGCGCGGCTACTCGGTGGCGCTCAAGGGCGACCGCATGGAGGCCACGGACGGCACCCGCGACCCGGGCCAGGCGGCGGTGGAGGCGGTCCAGGACGAGATGGGCCTCCCCGGCCTGCTGCAGTTCAAGATCGCGAGCCCGGCGACCACCCCCGAGACGCTCACCTTCAAGGCCTCGGTCGAGGCGACGCCCTTCGGCGGCTCGGACAAGTCGTCCTGGGAGGCCTCGCTCAAGGTCTTCGGCCAGATCGTGCGGGCGTGACGGCCGTGGCCGGCAAGTACATCGACTTCGACGCCGCCCTCTCCGAGGCCGACGAGCAGCCGGTCGTCGTGCGCTACCTGGGGCGCGACTGGGAGCTGTTCAGCTCGCTGCCGGCCAAGCCGGTGATGAAGTTCCTGCGCCTGCGGGCCGAAGGCCGCGGCGAGGACGAGCTCGAGCAGTCGGAGATGGTCGCCTTCATGACCGAGATGGTGCCCGAGGCCGTGCTCGAGGCGTGGCTCGACGGCGGGCTCACGATCAGCCAGATGGCTCAGCTGCTCAAGGCCATCGTCGGCGCCTACCGCGGCGTGGACGACGAGCCCGAGGACGAGCCGGGGGAAGCGCCCGGCCCCGCGACGGGGCCTGCGCCTTCCTCGAACACTGGACTGCGGTAGAGGCCGACTTTGCCCGCGAGTACCAGATGGACGTCCTCGCCGAAGTGCGGGCCGGCATGAGCTGGCGGCGCTTCAACGCGCTGCTGGCCGGCCTCTCGCCGCACGCCGTCTACCGCCTTGTGCAGCGGCAGGCAGGCCGCGCGCAGCGCATCTCCGGCGCCGACGCTCCCAGCTTCTTCGCCTCGTTCCCCAAGGCCGGTGACTGATGGGGCTGACCGTCGCCGAGCTGGTCGCCACTCTGGGCGCCGATGCCTCCGACTTCGACCAGGGCCTTGACGGCATGCTCGGCAAGTTCGCCCCCATCGGCGGCGCCGCGACTGCTGCCGCTGCGGTCGCCGTCGCGGCGATCGCCGCCATCGGCGTCGCGGTCATCCACTACGGCGGCCAGTTCGACGAGGCCTTCGACTCGATCCGCATCGGCACCGGCGCGACCGGCAAGGCTCTGGCTGGACTGCAGGACGACTTCAAAGCCGTTGTCTCCTCGGTGCCCACCGACTTCGCCTCCGCGAGCACCGCGATCACGGACGTCTACCAGCGGCTCGAGATCACCGGGCGGCCGCTGCAGAAGCTGACCGAGCAGTTCCTCGAACTCAGCCGCATCACCGGCACCGACGTCTCGGAGAACGTGCGCCTCGGCACGCGCCTCTTCGGGGACTGGTCCGTCAAGAGCAAGGATCAGGCCGACGCTCTCGACCTCGTCTTTCGCGCGACGCAGCAGTCCGGCATCGGCATCAGCGACCTCATGAGCACGGTCGTCGAGTTCGGGGCGCCGCTGCGGAACATGGGCTTCGGCTTCAGCGACTCGGTCGCCATGCTGGCCAAGTGGGAGAAGGAGGGCGTCAACACAAGCACCGTCCTCACGGGCATGAAGTTCGCGCTCAAGACCTTCGCCAAGGCCGGGGAGGACCCGCAGAAGGCGCTCGCTTCGCTCATCCCCAAGATGCACGACATGAAGGACGCGCAGGCCGCGATGACCCTCGGCATGCAGACCTTCGGCCTGCGCGCCGGTCCCGACATGGTCGCCGCCATCCGCGAAGGGCGCTTCGAGTACGCCGACTTCGCCAAGGCGATCGCGAACGGCCACGACACCATCGGCAAGGCGGCCGCCGACACAGACGACTGGCGCGAGTCACTCACGCTCCTCAAGAACAAGGCGCTGGTCGCGCTCGAGCCAGCCCTCTCCTCCGCCTTCGGCGGCCTCTCGAAAGCGGTCGCCGTCGCCGGCAAGGCGCTCACGAGCGGCAAGGCCAAGAACATCTTCGGCGGCATCTCCGACGCCTTCGGCGTGGCAGAGGACAAGCTCGCCGCGGGGTGGCGGGCCATCGCCCCCATCGTCATGCCGGTGCTGCGCGAGTGGGTGCAGACGACGCAGATCTACATGCGCCGCATCATGCCTATCGTCGCGGCCGTCTTCAGGGCTATCGTCCAGATCGTCAAGTGGGCGTGGCCGACCGTGAAGACGATCATCCTCGGTGCGCTCAACGTGATCGCCGGCGTGATGCGCCTCGTCATGGCCGTGATGCGCGGCGACTGGAGCGGCGCCTGGAAGGCCATTCAGCAGATCGTGAGGGGCGCGGCGCGCATCCTCGGGGCGGTGATCCACGCTCTGGCCGCCTCGGCGAAGGCCATCCTCTCGGCCGCCTGGGGCGCGCTCAAGGCGCTCACGGTGGCAGCGTGGAACGGCATCGTCTCCGGTGTGCAGAGCAACGTCAGTCGCGTCGTCTCCTTCGTCGCCTCGCTGCCCGGACGCATCGTGTCGGCGATCGGCAACCTCGGCAGCCTGCTCTACAGCGCCGGCGCGTCGCTGATCCAGGGACTCATCAGCGGCATCGAAGACAGGCTCTCGGAGCTTTGGAGCAAGGTGTCGAGCATCGCCGGCAGGATCCGCGACCTCAAGGGCCCGCTCGACTACGACCGCGTGCTGCTTCGCCCCGCCGGCCAGGCGATCATGGCCGGCCTTGTGCAGGGCATCGACGAGGGAACGAGCGGCCTCGAGCGCAAGCTCGGCGAGGTGACGCGCTCGATCGGCGTGAGCCCCTCGCTTCGCGTCGACTCGGCGCTTGCCCTTGCGGGTGCGGCCGGACCGGGACGCGCAATGTCGCCCGGCGTCGTCCACGAGCACTACCACGTGCACATCCCCGGCGGCTCCGTACTCGTCGGGACGCTGGACGAGGCCGCTCGCGTCCTGAGTCCGCACGTCACGCGCCATCAGGACCGGACCGCCGCTCGCAAGGGGAGGGGGCGCTGATGGTCGTCTGCACCCTCGACGGGCTCAACCTCAACGACGGCACCCTCTACTTCGTCCAGCTCGGCTTCGACCCCGGCGAGGACGAGCTGACCTACGACGAGTTCCCGTCCTACACCGGCAGCGTGGCGATCCGCAACGTGTCCCGCGCCCACATCGCCCAGGCCATCTTGCCGGTCGACGTTCGCGGCGCGAGCGAGGCCGCCATGCGGGCCGGCGTGGACAGCATCAACTACCACATCGGCCGCTGCACTTTCGACGCGCCCAGGCTCCTCGTCTACGGCGCGGACACCTACCAGATCGTCGACAGCAAGCAGGTGCGCCCGGTCCATGACGAGCTGTACGCGATCAACGTCGCCCGCCTCACCCTCGCGCTGAACAGGCTGCCATGACCGTCCTATCTCTCGCCTCGCAGAAGGACGCGACCCGGTATCCCACCGGGGGCAAGGCCACGGTCCACTGGACCTGCGCGCAGCCGGTGCCGCCCAACGACCACTTCGGCGTGTGGCTCATCGAGGTAGAGTCGCAGGCTTGGCACGGCGGGTGGATGTTCCCCGCCGATGGCAGCGACGAGTACCGCGAGGAAATCGCCCTGACGGGCATCCCCGCCGGCAAGACCTACTGCGTCGCCGTCTACCACAACAACGGCATCGACTGGGACTACGGCGGCTCGGCGTGGTCGGCCTACAACGTCGCCATCTACGACTTCGCCGCCATCAGCATCGACCCAGCCTCGGGGCCCGCCGGCACGCTGGCGACCATCACCGGCAGCGGCTTCGATGACGCGATGGAGGCCGTCTTCTTCGGAGGCACCCCGGTCGGCCCCCGCTTCTCGGTCATCGACCCGACGCAGCTCGTCGCCCGCGTCCCCGCCGGCGCTGGGACGGTGGATGTGTACCTGCGGGATCGCGGCTCCGACAGGCTCGGCCCCAGCTTCACCTACGACCCGGCGCAGGGGCCACCCGGCGGCGGCGGCGGCAGCGCGCCCACAGTGGCCTCAGTGGCTCCCAGCGCGGCCTCCGACAGCGGCGGCGGCGGCGGCGTGACCGTGACCGGCAGCGGCTTCACGACCACGCAGCGCGTCCAGTTCGGCGCGAGCGACGGCTCCCCGCAGGCGGCGTTCACCGTCGTCAGTGACACCGAGCTGTCCGTGATCGCGCCGGCCGGCAGCGGCCTCGTCGACATCATCGTCGTGAACAGCTTCGGGCAGAACGCCGCCGGTATCACGGATCAGTTCACCTACCCCGAGGTATCCGTCCCCGTCGTGAGCTCAATCACGCCGGTCTGCGGCTACGTGAACGCCAAGGTGACCATCACCGGCAGCGGGTTCGAGGAGGGCTGCGCGGTCCACTTCGGCACCGAGCCGGCCGCGTTCACCATCGAATCCGAGACGGTCATCGTCGCCCAGGCACCGGACCTCGCCGGCGCGGTCCACGTGACCGTGAGCAACGCTGGCGGGCCCAGCGCCGAGACGGCCAACGACCTGTTCACCTACGGGGCCGACGCCCTGCCCCGCACGACCGCCGCGGGCGTGCAGCCGAACGGCTACGACGGCTGGGCACAGGGCAACGTGACCGTGGCCCTCGCCGCGTCCGCGAACGGCGGCTACGGCATCGCCTCGACCTACTACGCTCTCGACAACGGCGGCCTCGTCAAGTACGCCGGCCCGTTCGTCGTGAGCGGGGCCGGGAGCCACCTGATCCGCTGGTGGAGCATCGACGTGCAGGGCAACGTCGAGCCGGCGCAGTCCGGGTATGTGAACATCCTCAGCGCCTCGCAGGTGCCGGCTGGCCTCAGCGCCGTCCCGGTGGGCCTCAATCAGATCCTCGTCAGTTGGACGCCGCTGGTGACCTCGACTCCCGTGACCTACCGGGTCTACACGGGGGCGACCTCCTCGCCGGCCACACTAGTCGAGGGGACGAACGCCAGCGTCATCGTCGTCGGCCAGCCGGCCGGCGACGGCCCCCGCTACTTCGCCGTATCCTCGGTCGACGTGGCCGGCACCGAGTCGGCCAAGGGCGCGGCCGTGGGCCCGGTGACCGCGCTCGGCGTCAGCACCTTCGACATCGACGACGGGGCCGTGGACGCGACCAAGCTCACGGCCGGCATCACCGCCTCCATCGCATCCGCCCAGGCGAAGGCCAACGAAGCCTTCGCCGACGCGAGCGATGCGTCCACCACCGCCGCCGCCGCACAGGCCGCCGCCGCTGCTGCCGAGGCCGCCGCTACTGCTGCCGACGCCACGGCCGACACGGCACAGAGCGCCGCCGCGAGCGCCGCCGCTGCCGCAGCCATGGCAGACGGCAAGGCCGTGACTGCCAAGAGCGCCGCCGACGCCGCCGCGAGCGCCGCCTCGACGGCGGACGTCAACGCCGCCGCCGCTGCTGGACTCGCCGCCGCGAAGGCCGTGGTCCTCTACCAGACGAGCGTCCCCGGCTCCACCTACCAGAACGCGAACACGCTCTGGATCGACACGACGGCCAGCGCCAACACCCCGAAGCGCTGGTCCGGATCGGCGTGGGTCGCGGTCACCGACAAGACGGCCACGGACGCCGCCGCTACCGCCGCCTCGGCTAACACCGCCGCCGGCAACGCCGCCTCTGCGGCCGCCACGGCCGCCGCAGCGGCCTCCACGGCAGACGGCAAGGCCGTGACCGCTCAGGCCGCCGCGAGCGCCGCCGGCGCCGCCGCAGCGACCGCAGACGGCAAGGCGGTCACGGCACAGGCGGCAGCCGTCGCAGCCGCCGCCGCAGCGGCCACCGCGGACGGGAAGGCGGTCACAGCGCAGACCACGGCGGACGGCAAGAACAAGGTCATCTTCTCGACCGCCGCTGCGTCAGGCACAACCTACGCGAGCGGCGACGTGTGGTTCCAGAAGTCGGGCTCGCTCATCATCGCCCAGTGGGAGTTCGTGGCCGGCGCGTGGGCCTCGCGCGCCCTCGACAACGCCGTGATCGGCAACCTCAACGCCGGCAAGATCACCGCCGGCTACATCGACGTGGCGCGCATCGACGCCGGCACCATCAAGGCGGTCAAGCTCGACGTGGCCGACGTGCAGGCCGCCGTGGTCACCGCCGCGAAGGTCAATGCCCTGGCCATCGATGCCGGGGCCATCACGGCCGGCACGATCAATACCGCCCGCCTCAACACGGCCGAGATTCAGGCGGCCGTCGTCACCGCCACGGCCGTCAACGCGCTCGCCCTCAACGCGGGCAGCATCACCGCCGGCACTATCGCCACCGCCCGGCTCGACACCGACGCCATTCAGGCCGCCGTGGTCACCGCTGCCGCTGTCAACGCGCTCGCCTTGAACGCCAGCGTCATCACCGCCGGCACCATCAGCACGTCCCGTCTGGACACCGCTGCGATTCAGGCGGCAGTGGTCACCGCCGCGAAGATCAACTCGTTGACCCTCAACGCCGTGTCCATCACCGGCGGCACGATTCAGGCCGCGACCTTCCGCACGGCTGTCAGTGGGAAGCGTGTCGAGCTGGACGCCGGGGCGCAGGACCGCATCAACTTCTATCCGAAGGACGCCACCAGCCCGGCCTACATCTACGTCGTCACCGACTCCGGCAGCTCCGTCTACGCGGGCGGCGCGCTCTACATCAACAGCCCTGCCGGCACCGGCGCACAGAGCGGCATCGTCCTGTTCGGCGAGCAGACCAAGGGCGGATTGATGCAGCTCAACGCCGGGTCGACGCGGATCGAGCTGAACACCCCAGAGGTCAGGGTGTCGAGCGCGCTGACGGTCGGCAGCGGCCTAACAGTGTCGGCCGGCGGCATCACCGTCACCGGCACCGTGAACTGCTCTGGCCGCGTCAATAGCACCACCGACTACCCCGGCACGGGCACCGGCTGGAATAGCACCGACGGCATCTGGATTCAGGACAACCAGACGGTCGCGAACCGCTGGAAGCTCACCTACAACAGCACGTCACGCGTCCTCTCCCTCTCACGCGGCACCAGCCGCCACACCAGCGCCGCGTTCACGGTCGCATCGTAAAGGAGCCCCGCATGGCAGACGCCAACGCAGTCATCGTGAGCCTCGGGCAGCAGGTTGCCCAGCTCACCGTGGACAAGGCCATCCTCGCCGCCGAGCTGGCTGAGACGCAGGCGAAGCTCGCTGAGCTGCAGGCCCCCGAGGGCACCGAGTACGTGGGCGAGGTCGCCGACATCGCCGAGGCCAAGGCTTGATCTTCCGGACCCTCAACGACGGCGGCCTGTCGGTCCGGATCGCCGGGGCCGAGTACGCCGGCCGTGTGCACTGGATCGGTCTGGACTCGACCAATCAGGGCGACGGCGGGGCCTCGTTCTGGTTCGAGCCGGCAGACCCCTTCAACCCGCAGGCGGACTTTCCCGACCTGCGCCACGGGGCCAAGGTCAAGGTCGAACACACCCTCGACGGCGTGACCACGCGCCTCTACACGGGGTTCATTATCAGCGATCCGCGGGCCGGCTCCGCGACCGCGACCAAGACTGTCGATGTCGAGTGTGGCGGCCCGCTGGAGGTCGCCAAGGGCCGCACCGACATGGGCTTCATCTTCACCGACCCGGACGCCGGCCAGTGGTTCGCCAACAAGAAGAGCCCCAAGTGCTTCTCCATGAGCAACAGCGGCGGCATCTCCATCGGCGTCGCCGAGGGCACCAAGGTGCCGCACGACCGCGCCGGCATGATCGGGGCCGTGGCGTACAACGGGGCCCTGCACCTGCTCGGCGTCCTCAACGGCTACAAGCGCATCACGGGCACGGCGACGTGGGACCTGCGCGACCACATGAACGCCGCCTTGCTGTGGTGGCCGGCGTACAAGACCAGCCTCGACGCCAGCGACTACCACGTGATCCACCAGTGGACGGCGAACAGCCACGCCAAGGACAAGCCCTTCGACTACGCGATCAACCAAGCCGGCAACGGCGCGGGCTACGTGGTGCTGGCCATGTGGTCGAACAAGGCCGGCGGCACCAAGACGACCGACGAGCGCGGCGTCGACCTCGACGGCGTGGTCCTCTACACCGACCTGACGCAGAAGCGCGTCGATCAGGCGATGCTCACCGTGGCTCAGATCATCGGCCTCTCGCCGGCCGGCTACGATGTGGCGCCCATCGGCAACCTGATGCCGGGCCTCGTCGCCCGTCCGCACACCGACCCGGCCTCGGCGCAGGCGACGTTCGCTGCCCAGGCGGACAAGATCGTGGAGTGGGGCTACCGGGCTGACCGCTTCTTCGCCCGCTACCTCGAACGCAACGATACGGTCATCCGGGCGCTGCCCAACTGCTACCTCGTTGACCCCGAGGACGGCGATGTGCTGTGGGATGTCGCGCCGCGCCCCGAGAGCGCCCGGCCGCGCTCCGTGCGCCTGCTCTACGGGCACACCGCCAAGACCGCGTGGCCGCCCGGATCGCCGGCCTCGATCATCGCGCCGGCCAACCCCGGATGGGGCATCGGTACCCCGTTCATGGGCACCACCGCCCCGGTGATGACGGTCGACTTCTCGGGCCACAACATGAGCGAGGAGCAGGCCAAGCGCGTCGCCGGCAAGCTCGCCGAGCATCTCGGCCTCTGCGAGTCGAGCGGGCCCGTGGGCTTGCGCTGCCCGACCGTCCCGGTCTACGGCGGCGGCACCCGGCCGACCCCGTACATCCAAGGCGGCGACTGGATCGAGAGCACCAAGGGCGGCGCGGGCCCCCTCTACGTCGTCAGCTCCCACGTGGACGTGGACACCGGCTACGTCGACCTCGACGTGGGCCTCTCCGAGGATCAGCTCATCGACCAGCTCACCGCCGCCGGCAGCACCACCGCCGTGTCCCTACACAAGCCCTACCGGAAGAAGGGATGAGCCCATGAGCTCGGACCCCATCCCCGGCTTCACGGACGAGCAGGCCTGGGCGCTGCGCACCGTCGCCCGCCAGGCCGCCGAGGAGACCGTCGCCAAGCTCGCCGACCGTCCCTGCG